GTTGAAGCAGCACTCACAGCTGCACTCGGTACCGGCACTTCCGTGATTACAATCTCGCCTGCAGGCGCTTCCGAATCAGCAACGAACCCTGAGTACACAGTCACTAACGCATTCCTCGCATCGTTTCAGCCAATCAACGGCTCATACGGTGAACTCTCAATGATTGAAGTCACTTTTACAGGTGGCACATTTGCTCGAGACATCACCCCGCCAGCGTAAAACCTAAAACAGAAAGCAGCCGACAATGCAACTAACACTGCAAATAGACCTGGGCAACGGCCCCGTCATAGTCAAAACCAACCTCATGGTCATCGTGAATTGGGAACGCAAATACAAACGCAAAGCCAGTGAAATATCTAGCAGCGGTATCGGCATTGAAGACTTAGCCTTTATGGCTCACGAAGCCGCCAAGGTTTCAGGCATTTCGCCTTTGCCGTTAATGCTTGACGATTTCATTAAGCAGTTAGTCTCGTTAGAGGTTGTGGACAGTGAAAGCCCAAACCCTACCGAGGCGGCACCTTCCGATATTCACTAGCATCACTGCTGGTAGAAACAGGATTTTGGCCGCCTGACATAGCATTTGACATTCCCGACTTGGCTACTTGCATTAGTATCATCAACGAGTCGAGGAAAAAACAAAAATGAGCGCCACAGTTAGCACAGAGATTTACGGACTCAAGGCAGCCCTCGCCGAACTTGGCAAGCTTGACAGCAAAACCAAATTCAAAGCCACAAATAAAATAAAAGCCGCTGGTGGTCAGATGGTTACAGAGGTTGCTTCTAAATACCCAGACGACAAGCCGCCATTGTCTGGCATGGCCCCATCTAAAAAGGGTGGCACCCGTTTAGGTTATGACGCCAAGAAAGTGCGCAAAGGCGTCACTATCCAAATTGGTGGACGCGCCAAGAATGGCAATATTCCCTTGGTGACTTTGATACAGAAAAACGCCGGCGGTGCTTTCTTTGACCTTGCGGGCTTGCGTAACAGCGGGTCACAATTTGTGCAGGACTTAGACAGCCGATTCGGCAAAGCTCAGCGCGGTATGTGGCGGGCACGTTCCTACATTTACGGCCAAGCAACACAGGACATTCTTGCTGCTATTGAAGAAGTTATGAAGTCTGTAAACAGAAACTTGGTTAAGTAATGGCTGTATTTATCCCCATCATTTCGGAGTTTGATTCCAAAGGAATTGACAAGGCTAAAAAGGAATTCGCCAGTCTCGAGGGTGCTGGCGCTAAAGCCCAATTTGCTATCAAGAAAGCAGCCGTACCTGCAGCTGCTGCTATTGCTGGTTTAGGTGCTGCACTGTTTAGCGCTACTCAGGATGCCATTGCTGATGATGCTGCACAGGCAAAACTTGCCCTGACAATGCGTAACACCACTGGCGCTACTGATGAGCAAATCAAGGCCACTGAGGATTGGATTAGCCAGCAAGGTAAAGCACTCGGCATAACTGATGACGAGTTGAGGCCAGCCCTTGGTCGTTTGATGTCTCAGACCCATGACGTCACAAAAGCCCAGGAACTCATGTCTATTGCTATGGACGTGGCTCAAGGCACTGGAAAAAGTTTAAGTACAGTCACCGAGGCCATGGCCAAGGCTGCAGCGGGCTCAACAATTGCCCTAGGTAAATTGTCGCCTGAATTGAAACAAATGGAAAAAGACGGTGCATCAGCCGATGAAATGATGGCCGCACTTGCTGGCACATTCCAAGACCAGGCGAGCATTGCTGCCGGTACTGCACAGGGACAGTTTCAGCGTTTAGGTGTTGCCCTGGCTGAAACTAAGGAAAGTATCGGCGCTGCATTGTTGCCAGCCATTGAAGCTGTACTTCCGTACCTAACCAAAATGGGTGACTGGGCAGCGGAACACCCAGAGATTTTGCTGGCTATTGGCGCGGCTATCGCCACGATTGCTGCAGCCATTGTTGCTGTAAACGTTGCTATGGCCTTAAACCCGTTCAGCCTTATTGCTATTGCTGTAGTTGGTTTAGGCGCGTTACTGGTCACGGCCTACAAGAAATTTGAACCATTCAAAACTGTTGTCGATGCTGTCTTTGGTGGCATCAAGTTCTGGATTAACAACGTCACCATTCCTGCATTTGAAGCCATGTACACAGTCGCCAAAACAATCTTTAATGGCATAGCCAAAATCTGGAACAACACCTTCGGCAAGTTGTCATTTAATATTCCAAACTGGGTACCAGGTATAGGCGGTAAAGGATTCGATGTACCAAACATTCCTATGCTGGCAGAAGGTGGCATTGTCACTGGCCCTACCTTGGCAATGATTGGTGAAGGCAACGGCCCAGAAGCTGTTATCCCGTTAAGCCGCATGGGTGAATTTGGCATGGGCGGTGGCGGTGGTATCACTATCAACGTGAACGGTGCAGACCCTCAAGCAGTGGTTGATGCTTTGCGTCGATACCAACGTCAGAACGGCTTTGTGCCTATCACGGTTGGTGTCTAATGCCTACATGGGATTGGCGCGTATCTTTCGCTACCAGCACAACATTTACAACCCTGCCAGACGTTCAGAACATATCTATATCGAATGGCAGACGCAGGCAGATTGACGACTACGGCGTAGACCAGCTCACAGTAGAAAGTTTGTTTCCTACTGATTGGACTGTGACGCCTCAATTAGGCGACAACATCATCGCATGGGTTTATACGACTGCATACCCGTCTTACCCGACTTACAACTATTGGAAGATGTTTCAAGGCCGTATCACTAATGTGGATATTCAATACGGCGTGGTTAGTAATGAGGATTCGGTCACGATTACTGCTGAGGGTTTACAAGCTGAATTGGGGCGCACACAAATTAACGGCTATGCGGTGGCAAGCGCCAGCACTGGGCTACAGGTTTTTGACATTGCAGACTCTGTTGGTCTTTATGTTGGCAACGCTGGTGGCTCATCTACAGGTTCAGCCCAGACCTACACCGGCAACCTTAAAGCGTTTGTAGATACCGAGGTGCGCACTGAGCAGGGCAGGCTTCGTTCTACAGCTACTGGGCCTACGACACTGGATATGGGCACCCTCGACTTTGTAGGCCGTGAGGCTTTACTAACTGGTGCGCCAACAACACCAGATTGGTCTGATGGAACCTTGGTAAGCCCAGGCGAAAAATACAAATATCAGCAAGTTAAGTTTAAGAGCGCAGCTGAGGACTTTTATAACTCGGTAACGGTTGAGCCTTTAGGGCTGGCTTCACAAACCACTACCAGTGGCACTACGCCAATTTATTCTTATGTTGCTGATAGTTATGACGTCAGCACTTCTCAGGCTTTGTCGTTGGCTCAATACATCAGGTTTAAGTACGACACGACTAACAGCACCCCTCGAGAGTTGGGTTTCACGATTAGCCAGCAGAGTACGTCTGGCGCTGTTTTGTTGCTTAATTTGGTACAAAGCTTTCTTGGCCTTGAAGTCAATATTGTGCTTCGTGGTGTCCGGTATTTTTGTGTGGTTGAGGGTGTCAATATCACTGCCAGCCCTGACGATACGCGCATCCTGTTCTCAGTTTCGTCTAACGAGACTAATGACTATCTCATTCTTGACAATGCCGTGTATGGCAAACTAGATAACAACAGATTAGGATTCTGATATGGCGATTAACACATCAACTACAACTGGCCAAGTGCTTACTTCCGCATATGTCAATAATCTGCCTTTTGGCGTTGCAGGTCTTCAAACACTGACTACAGCTTTTACCACTTCATCACCCCATACAAACCTTCAAGCAAATGGTATGACTCTTACCATTACAGAGGTTGTGGGTCGGACGTACCGAATTACTGCCTACAGCAACCTTTATCCGCCTGGCGGATTACAAGGCGTAAACATTGCCCTGTTTCGTGGTTCTTCACAAATTAAACAAGGAAACTATTCCAGTACTGTTATGGACACCGGTGTTGCATTCCCTATTACTTTGACATTTGTTTACACCGCTACAACGTCAGGAAGTACTACATATTCAATAAAAATTGCGGCTGGTACTTCTAATACTGCTGTCGCTGATTATGCGGACGGCACCTTTCCTCGTCAGTTTTGTATTGAAGACCTTGGTAGCGCATAATGAAACGCCTACTGCTGATTAGCGCCACCCTCATAGCCCTCACAAGCTGTGCAGACCGTGAACGCCTTAACTGCCCACCAACCAAAAACAAAGCCCTACGAGGCGTAACCGAAACAATCACCCCAACAACACCAGCGCCCCCATACGGCACAGGCGGAAAGTG